AATCAACAAGCTGAAGACCGGCACCCTGAAGGCCCAACTGCTGGGTCTGTTTGGTGGTATCTCCGGCGCTGGCGTCCTTGGACCCAACCAGCACGACGCCTCTGTCGCTGGTACGACTGCCACCGAAGCCAACTACATTTCTGTTGGCAACGTTCTTGAAGCCAAGAACAAGCTGGGTGAGCGTGGTGAAGAGATCGACACCATCGCAATGCACTCCGCTGTTGCTTATTACCTGCAACAGATCGGAATGCTGACCTTCAGCACCTCAGCACTCGCCGCTGCTGGCGCAGTGACCTGGGGCGGTGGTGGCGTCGGCGTTGGCGACCCTCAAGTCGCAACCTTCGCCGGAATGCGCGTCGTCATCGACGACCAACTGAGCTATCTGGCCGGTGGTACGGCAACCCACGTGGTTAAGTACCCCGTCTACATGTTCAAGTCTGGTGTCGTGTCTGAGGGCATCCAACAGGATCTGCGCCTCGCCGCTGACCGCAACATCCTGTCCATGCAGGACGTGCTGGCTGTGGATTACCACTACGGCTACCACATCACCGGCACCAAGTGGGCCGCCGCTGGCGACAACCCCACCAACGCCGCAACCTCCGGCAACCTGGCTAACACCAGCAGCTGGAACCTCGTGTTCGCGACCACCAAGATGGTGCCCATCGTGCGCCTGCTGGTGAATACACCCTATGATACTACTGCTTATTCCTGATAAGCTTTACTCGGTATTGGACGACCGGCCCCCGAAAGGGGGCTTTTTATTGGCTCAAACGAGGCCCAATCGTTTCTTTTCTTGCCAATCAAACACCTCTTCACTACGCACAGTCATCTTGTAAGACCGCAACAGCACTTGATTCGCAACGACATAACTGACCTTCAGCTCACTAGCAATCTCTGGAACGGTTTTACCGCGCTTCCGCAGCTTTTGAATTTCTTTGACAACATCAGCAAACTTCCGTGGCTTTTCCGCCTTAGGAGCCTCTGTTTTTCTTAGGCTAGTACCAGAAGACTCACTTTTACGGATCGGCATGGATTTAGTGCGGCTTTTCATTACTCAGGATAGTACAAAAAGCTTTATGGACATTCCAGCCAACACCCTTAACGAAACCCAAGCGCAAATTGAATTAAACGGTGGAACGGTTTATCACGCCTGCGTCCTACCTAAACCAGCACGACGTAGTAGAGCTAAACTCAAAAGAAAGTGGTATTAAATCGTGGCCGCAACAATCGACGCCACTCTTCAGGGAGCATCAGCCAATAGCTATGTAACGCTGGCTGAAGCGGACGCATATTTCCTGACGACCCCACACGATGAGCATTGGACTGGGTCGGATGACCACAAAAACCGTGGAATTATTACCGCAACCCGTTATCTAGACAACTTTGACTATTACGGAACGCGCTGCAGCACTACCCAAGCACTGAAGTGGCCGCGCAAGGATTACAAAGTTGATGGCGTAGAGATTGACTGCACCTACATCCCCCAGCAAGTCAAAAACGCCACCTTTGAACTTGCCCATGTGCTCCTTTACAACGGTGAAGCCCTTGTAGGCACCACTGGAACGCAGGGCACTTACGAGGCAGTCGAGCTTGGCGACCTCAAGGTCAAGTACAAGGACAGTAGCCAAACCCCCGGCGTCATCAACAACATCCTCGACATTTACCCCTGGCTTGAATCATTCCTCGGCCCCTACATGAAATCCGGCGCAACCAACTACGCCGTAACCCTGGAACGAGGCTGACATGGCGCTAATTGACGACGTATTCGGCAGCATTCCAACCACCATCCTTAGAGATTGGGGCCGGGACATCACCTACGTCAAAACCGGACTGCCATCGGTTTACGACCCAAGCACTGGAACGGTGGTGAGCGTAGAGACCACGGTGACGGTGAAGGCAGTCATTTTGAACGTCAACCCCAGTGAATATGACGGTTTGTATCAAACCACTGATCTAAAGGTTATTTTTGGCGCATCAGAGCTGGGTGACTACTACCCGATGCAAGCCGACCGCATCCGTTATACGGAAGCAGGCGAAACCCGCGAAGCCAAGCTGATCGACATCAACACAAAACGCGGCGACGGCCCAATCCTGCACACCATCATTGCGAGGCCCCAGTAATGGCTAAGCGCGACATACAATTTCTGGTTCGTGACCTAGAAGCACTGACTATTCAAGGCGCTGCTGAAGCCGCAGTGGAAATCATGAATGCCTTGGTCAAAGCCGGTCCTGGTTATACAGGTGATTTTTCGTCTTCTTGGTACACGATTGCTCCCGGCAAATCTGCTGGCAGCCCTCGTAACAGCAGCGGGCTTTACAACTACACCCTTAGAAATGTTCCGAAGACGAAGTTTAAAACCACAGGTGTCTACTCAATCGTTAATACGTCTCCTTACGCAGCTCGAGCTATGGACTTAGTTCCGTACACAAAACCGCTTCCAGATCAGGAGATACCGGATCGCGTTGTTACCACAAAAGATATTACAACTGGCAAACGCGACGAAGGCGCAACACGCGGCGAAGTGAGCGGTTCAGGCAAAGCAACTAGCACAGCACCGGCTGACTGGTGGTTTACTTTTGGCAGAGGTGGCGGCCTAAGCAGCTCGCTTGCTAAAGGTTTCAAAAGAGGTTTTAAACAGCCCCTTAGATTTGGTAAAGCACGAGGATTCGGTTAATGGATTACCAAGCTATTCGCGCAGCCGTTGAAAACCCGTTGCTGACTGCGTTCAACAGCTTGACGCCGCCAGTGCCGGTTTACTTTGACAACATTACAGCCGCACCTAAAAACACCACAACCGAATACGTTCGAGTCAATGTGACCTTCGGAATCACAAACGAACCAACCTTGACAGGTAGCGTTGACTTTGCGCGTGGTGCGGTTGTTATTCGCGTGTTTACCGAAAAAGGTCGTGGCCCAGCACGAAACCAAACATTGGTAAACACAGCCGTCACCGTACTAGAAACACTCAACGACACAGCAAAGACAAACAGTGGTGTATTTTTTCGAGTCAGTGAAATCGATGGTCCGTCATTTATGTCTGACGAAACATCGCCTCATTTTATGAGCCGCATTGACACAGGTTATACAGCAACTGTGCTCAGTTAATAAAAGGGCTATCCTATAAAAAGCCGGGCAGTGCCCGCAGAAAACCACATTCTTCGGTACGCCAATGGCCGCCACCGTTCTGTCCGGCACCTCGGGTGCCCTGTATTACAAACCTGCTGGCACTTTGGGCCAGTGCGACTCCAGCGGTGTTGACACCACTGGAGACTTCATCACCGTCGCGCCTTTCCTGAACTTTAAGGTTGGCGACCCTGTTGTTTTCAGTGTGGTTGACACCACTGACGGCAGCACCGGAACCGGCACCCTGCCCTCTGGCATTGTTGCCGGCACGGTTTACTACGTCATCTCTTACGCCAACACGACTGGTGTTATGCAGGTGTCTGCTACCTCCGGTGGTTCGGCCATCACGATTAGCGACACTGGCACTGTTTCAGCTCCCAACAAGTTCCAAGTCGAGTATTCAGCTTTTGCGGCTGTGGGCCAGGTTCGTGAGTGGAGCTTTGAGATCACTCGTGACGAAATTGACGTTACGACCATTGGCGCTGCCCCTGGTCAGTACGTTCCCTTCCGTACCTTCATCGCAGGTTTTGCGGATGGTTCGGGCAGCGCAACGGTGTACTTCACCGACACCGACGACACCCTGGGCAACCGGATGGTGGAAGACGTGGTTCTGCGTATTCAGACCGGCGCAAAATTCAAGCTCTACACCGACCAAGTGTTCACCAGTGGCACGCTGGATGACACCCTGAGCCGTTCCATCGAGTTTGAAGCCAACTTGACTTCCGCAAACCTGGCTATCAACCCTGATGACGCCCAGGCTGTGGACATCAACTTCCGCCCAACCAGCACCCCGACTTTCGACTTCGCTAAGTCCTGATAACTTAGAATCCGAATAAGGGTGCTAACCCCGGTTATCCGCCGGGGTTTTTTCATGGCTAATCCGCTACATTAGACGCATACATCTGTAATTCAAATGCCCGCCAGCAATCTGCGTGCAATCGACAAGCTTCGTAAGGCAGCCAACCTCGAACCAACCAAAAAAGAAGTTGTACTTTCGGATGGAACGATTTTCACGTTCTACTCCACGTCACTGGTAATGGCCGAACGTGAGCGTGCTACACGGAATGCAAAATCAGACGACGCAAACGCTTTTGCTCTGCAGCTTCTGATTGCCAAGGCAATGGATGAAAACGGGCAGAAGCTGTTTAACGCTGGTGAAATTGACGTTTTAAAGAACGAAGTCAAGGACAAAGATTTGCAATCATTGATGCTGGCGGTTCTCGCTGACGATGATTCTGCTGAAATGGACCCAAACTCCTAAGCGCAGAACTTCGCAAAGACAACTGGCTCATGCTGCAGTTCGGCGTTGCCAAAGAACTGGGCATGACCTTGTCGCAAGTTCGCGCCACCATGACCCCAGAGGAGCTGCTTGGCTGGAGCGCCTACTTCAAGGTGCTCAATGACGACCAGCAAAAAGAAATGGATAAAGCCAAGCGCCGCCGCCGCTAAACTTCTAAGAGTACAAGTCAAAATGCTGTGGCTGACTATCAGGCAAAAATCAATTTGCTTGTTAGCGGCCAACAGCAGCTAAAGGCTTTAACGAACCAGCTTAAAGAAGCTTCTGAGCAAGCTGAAGCTCTAAACCAAAAAACTGAAAGTATTAAGGCCGCTGGAAAGCGATCCCGCACTATTTTAAGTGTTACAGGGAGAGACCAACCAAGAGGCCCCAAAGGCCAGTTTGCTAAAGATCCAGACAGGCAGTTGCGCTTAAGCGCACTAAGGCAAGAGCGAGAAAACTTTAAAGAATTTAGGGCTGCCAGGAGAACACTCCAGTTAAAGAAGTTTGCTGTAACTGAAACAGAGAATCAAGTACGCGCACAGAAAAAAGTAAATAGGGAAACTGTAAAACAACTAGAGACCCAAGGTCAAATTGACAAAACAGTTGAACTGTTCAACACACGACTGGCTAAGTTTCAACGTAGCCGTCCTTTAGAAACAAAGTCAAACGTACAGGAGGTGCAACGCATTCGAGATGCTGGTGAGCAATTACAGCAAGCGTTTGCGGCAGCCAAAAAAGGCGGGCAAGAAAACTTGAGCTTGCTGAAAACATTAGCTGACGCTCTAGGCAAGCTAGTTGAAAGACAAAATGAATTTAACAGAGCATCTAAACTAAGCACTCAGGGCTTTGAGAGAGGCCGTGCTTTACAGGAAAGAGTAGATAGCCTTGCACAATCAGGTCTGGTAGGTGCTCCTAGGCTTAAAGCTGCACGCGGTCTTGCGGGTGCTGTTATTGATGCTGGAAACGTAGGGGACGCAACCAAATACGCTAAAGCAGTAGGTAAAGCAGAAGCCCTTATCAGAAGAACAGAAAAAGAAGTACAAAAACTTGAAAAAGGTTTAAATTCAGTAACGTCAACTCAAAGAACTTTAAACAACCTAAACCAGCAAGGGCTAGTAGATCAGAAGGCAGTGGGACGTATTCAAGCCAAGCTGGACAAAGCTAGGCAAGAAGCCTTAAAAGGAAATGTAAGGGCAGCTAAAAAACTTACGCAAGAGGTTAAAGACGAACTTCAAGCACAGAGAAACATAACAAGAGAACTCAAAAAACAGAAAAAAGATAGAGATAGGGCAAGCAGAAAAAAAGCTGATGGTCGTGGAAGGTTTGTTGGCAACCTTGCCTCATCAGTTGGTTTCCCACTTTTATTTGGCGGTGGCGTAGGCTCTGTTGCTGGTGGTGCGATAGGCACCATCGCAGGTTCTTTACTCGGACCAGGGGGAGCTTTTGGCGGCGCTATTTTAGGAAGTTCTATCGGTCAACAGTTTGACACGTTGGCTGAATCAACTTTAAACCTTGCTAGAGCGTTTCAAAATACAACTGACGGTCTTGAGGACATAGTCAGGTCGTTAGGTACAGAAACACCAGAGGGATTTAGAGGCCGAGCAAGTTTCTTAGCATCACAAGGTTTCGGAGCCCAAGCAGGTCTTGCTGCATCCCAAGAATTTGAAGCTATCTATGGCTCAGAAGCAGCAAGAAAGATTAGAGAGCTAGCAGACACGACCAGAGAATGGGACAGACTTATTGCTGAGCTAGGCACTGAACTACAGCTTTTCTTATCTGGTCCGTTAAAAGGACTTCTGGAAGCAATCAAAAGAGTCACAGGTCGAGGTGAGCCAGATAAACAAGGCTCAGTAGCCTCTAGAAACCGTTTTCAAACAGAAGCTGACGCCCTTTTACCTCAAATAGAAGCATTACGCGCTATAGACCAGAAGAGTATCGGAGAAAAACAGCAATTAGCTGCTCTGGAGACAAAACGCAACAATTTACTAGCGGTTGCAGCGCAGTACAACAAAGAAATCGAACAATCAAAGAAAAACCAAACTCAGAGCGGTCAAGATATAGTAAATCTTGAGCAATTAACAAATCAACTTTTACGCGATCGTAAAGCTGTAGATGACGCAGCAACTAACGCTGTTCGACAGCAGCTAACAGCAAGAAGAGACAACCTTGCGCTACTGCAAAGTGAAGCTAATATTTTAAAACTTACGCAGAATAAAAATAGAATTGAAGCCGAACTAGCTGTAGAAAAAGAACAGAACGAAAACAGTCAAAAGGCTATACAACTTCAAGATGACTTAAACCGTGCTAACGCCGCTCTAACACAAGCCCAACTAAGCCGAAACAACGCCCTGGTACGTGCTCAACGTGCAATCAGCCGTGAAGAGTTTTCGAATCTAGCGGCTGCAGAGAAAGCACGCATACAGATTAACGCTACCTTGCAGGAAGGTTTGGGTATCCAAGATACAGGAGCTAAATACTACGAGCGAACCGTTTCAAACCTTAAAACTCAACTAAAAGCAAATATAGACCTTCTTGAAGCTCGTAAACAACAAGAATTAGTAGGTAAAAATGAACTAGAAGTAATAAATTCTATTATTACAAGGTACGACCAACTCATTACACTAGAGCAAACTCGCACAGCTCTAAAATTAGAGCAAAAGAAACAAAACGAACTTGCTCGTTTGGATTCCGAGCAGCAGTTTAAAAACGAACTTGCTTTACAAAAGCTACAAAGCAAAAATCAGGCTGAAGCGTTTATTCGGCAAACCAGCCCAGAGACTATCGGTAAATTCCTATCTAAAGGTTTCGGGTTCTTTGACCAGAGTGTTGCTCTAGAAGACGAGTTATTTCAAAGTAGAGTTGCTCAAATCGCAGAATATACTACAGAGTTAAATCAGCTAAACCTTCGGATTCAAGAATTAAGTCAAGCAGGAGCAGATCCAAAAGGGCGTTTGGGTGATTTGATAAAAGAACGGGATGCTCTTCAGCAAACCAAAGAACTTTACGAGCAGCTGCAACCAGCAAAAGACGCTGCTGCAGTAGCCCAGCAACGTTACAAGGAAGCATTGGCGGTAACTACCCCGGTTGCTCAGTCACTTGTAAACGAACTACGTGAAGTGGTTGCTGGAACGAAGAGTGCTCAAGAGGCATTTGCTGATTTCTTGAGAGTTATCGCAGAGCAATTTTTCACTCTTGCTGCAAGAATGCTTGCGCAGTATGCGGCTCTTGCTCTTGCGCGAAATCTTGCGTTTGGCGGTACATTCGGTGGCGGTAGCTCTGACAGTTTTGCAGGAGTATCCAATAGTGTTCTTGATAGTGTCATAGGCGCAAGAGCAAACGGTGGTCCGGTTGCGAGCGGCAACCCTTACATCATCGGAGAACGCGGTCCAGAACTGTTTGTTCCGCGCTCAAACGGAAGAGTAATACCAAACGGGCGGTTTGGTGGAGGCGGCGGAGGCGACACAAATGTTGTCGTCAACGTGGACGCCAAAGGTTCCAGCACCCAAGGCAATGAACCAAATGCAAAGGCTTTGGGTGCCGCTATTGGCGCTGCGGTACAGTCTGAAATAATTCGGCAAAAACGTCCTGGTGGTTTGCTGTCTTCTTCTGTGTGATCATGGCGACTTTTCCTGACTACCGCCCGGTTTTCTCGGCAATAAAGACGAGCAACCCTAAGATTAGAAGAGTGCAATTTGGCGATGGCTACGAGCAACGAGTCCGCTTCGGCTTAAACCAAAACCCAAAGGAATGGTCCTTGACATTCGACCAAACCACTGAAGACGCAAATGTCATCGCAGCATTTTTAGACGCTCGCGCCAACGATTCAAATTCATTTGACTGGACGCCACCCTACGAAACACAGTCATACAAGTGGGTGTGCGAGTCATGGACACGCGAAATCTACAACCCTCACCGCGCCAGGATCAATGCAACCTTCCGCCAAGTCTTTGAAACCTGATGGCATACCCGTATTCTGAACACGCATGGCAAGCCGACAAATACTATGCGGTTGGTGACGTTGTTCGAGCTAACCCTTCAAAAGGTAACACGCTTGCATTTAAATCCATCGTTGCTGGAACGAGCGATAGTGCAGACGTATATGCAGAATTTACAAATGATGAGCCATTATTTCCTTTTCAAATCACACAAACGTTAGTCGATGGGACGGTTACATGGGAAGCATTTGAGCCATTAGCAGAAGAGCTTCAAAAGCTTGCACCAACAGCAGTTATTGATTTATTTGAAGTTGTATTAAAACAAGACCTAAACGGCATTGAAGATGTTTTGAGATACCATGCAGGCAAAAACGGTCTAACAGAGAATGTCAAGTTTGGCGGCAATACTTACCAAGCAGTGCCTATAGAGATTGATGGGTTTGAATTTACAACTCAAGGCGCGCTACCACGCCCATCAATGCGTGTTGCAAATGTAAACAATGCGATCACTTCTCTAATACTGCAATACAACCCATTAGCCGCAAAAGTTAGACGTATCCGAACTTTTGCCAAGTTTCTTGATGTATCAAACTTTAGTGCTAGTTTGCCTTTTGCACCAGATCAAGATATTACAGACGCGCTAAGCACAGAAGGTGCAGATTCGTTGATCATGGAAACGTTTAACGATACGGCTGATCCAGACGCTAAGACTGTTGAAACTTGGTACATTGATCGCATCGGTTCAGAAAACCCGGAATTTGTTGAATTTGAGTTAACACCGCGTCTTGACCTTACAAATCTTGCCTTGCCACGACGCACCATCGAAGAATTTTGCCCTTGGAAATATAGAGGTAAGGAGTGTGGATATAAAGGAGATACATATTTTAGGGCTGATGACTCCCCTACAACTGACCCCGAAATAGATGCTTGTGGCAAGCGAATATCAAGTTGTAGGGCTAGGTTTGGGCAAAATGCAGAATTACCATTTGGCGGATTTTATGGTGCAAGACTTCAAGCGTGAAGCTGCAAGACATGCAGAAAAGGCATACCCAAAAGAATCTGCAGGGTTGGTTGTAAACGATAGTTACTTTCCTTGTCGCAACATTGCCGAAAATCCTGAAGAAACCTTTGTGATCAACCCAGTTGATTATGCACGCGCCATGCTTGCAGGCAACATTCAAGCAGTTGTGCATTCGCACCCAAAAGGCACTTCTGTGAGCGAATATGACCGTAAAGCCTGCACACAAACTAAGCTGCCCTGGTACGTCTACTCTTTGCCGGATAAAAAATGGTTGACTATCGCACCTTAATTGGGAAGCAATGGGAATACGGACGCCAAGACTGCTACACGCTGGTACGTCAGTATTTTGAGTTGCAAGGTGTAGAGCTGCCAGATTTTGACCGTCCGTCTAATCTAGAAAAAACTGACAGCATTTTTTTGCGTTATGCCAAGTCTTTAGATTTTACTGAAATTGAGTTTGATAAACGCCGTAAAGGTGACGTATTGCTTTTGCGCTTAGGAACACGAACGCCGATGCACGCTGCGATTTATGTAGGTGGTGACAGGATTTTGCACCAACGCATGAACAGCATCAGTGCAGTCGAACCACTGCGGCGGTATTATTACGAAAGGATTGAAGCCGTATTTCGTCATGCAACTTGTCATGCTGGCAGGTGAGCTGGGCGCAAAGTACGGCCAGCAGCACAAGTATTACGATTTAAGAACACCGGCAGATGCAATTAAGTTGCTGTGCATCAACTACCCAAAGTTAAAACAAGATTTAATTACAGCACACCATAACGGCATTGGCTACAAGGTAATTCAAGGTAATGCAGCAATGAGTTATGACGAACTGCACTTGCCGTTTGGTAGTAAGCCGTTGCTTGTCGTGCCAGTCATTTCAGGTTCTGGTAGTGGTGGGGTTAGCCAAATTTTGATCGGCGTTGGTTTGGTAGCTGCGTCATTTTTGCTGCCTGGTGCTGGATTGTTTGGCACCACTAGCATTTTTGGCGTAGGCGCTTTGACAACAGCAGCTGGAACAGCAACGCTTGGCACTTTAGTTGGAACAAGCCTTAGTGCAATCGGCGCAGGCTTAATTCTTTCTGGTACGGCAAACCTAATTTCACCGCAACCAACACTGCCAAATCTTGGCGCAAATCGAATCAAAGGAGAAGGCACCAATGTGCGCGGCGTTGGTCCGCAAGGTGTAACCCGTGGCGCTAGCGGCACACAATCTTATGCGTTTACTGGGCCAGTAAATACCGCTGGAACGGGTGCGACATTGCCTGTTGTTTACGGTCGCGTTATTGCTGGCAGCATTTTACTTGCAGCAAACCTTGAGGTTTCGGATGAGTCAGACCCGTTGAAGATGGCAATACAAAAACCTAGTGTTAAAACAGTCACAATTAACGGTGACAAGCTCGGCAGAGGTCGTCAAGAATTAGGCGGCATTGAGACCGAACGACTGGATCGTTTTAGCTTTAATTCAATTAACGAAAGGAAAGTTTTAATCGACACAACATTTGGTCCACCGGGTGTTTCAGATGAGCCACTGCAAGTAGGTGCTAAAATCACAAACGATGGATTAAAGTATAAAGAAAGCGACAGGAGAGCACTCGACGTAATTTTCGAAGTAAACAAGGGTCTTTACGACTATATCGGCGCTGTTGGAACGACTAAGATAGATGGCTTTATTACATATAAAATTACTGTAGTGGTTTCTAGGAGTGGCCCTGATGTGACGGCTGCAACAGCGCAAGTGACACTACAAGGATTATTTAATGAAAGCTCGACGCTTAGGTATGGACATAGATTTGAGATGCTTAAGATACCTGAAAACGCCAAGAAAGTAGACCTACAGGTTGAGATCATTGATTTAGCTGTTCATGAAACAGTAAAGCTCAAAGTATTGGGCTACGGCTACAACCTTCTTTCTTGAGTCAAGACCATGCCGCTTAATTCCAAAACCAACCTGAAGCTGATTGACGCGGTTTGCGAAGGTCCGATTGAAGGTCTTGTGCAGTACCGCAAAGGCGTGTACTTAAATGAAACACAAGTTTCATTTGACCAGTTGAACGTTGAAGGCTCTGTTCTTATTCGTGAAAAAGTAGGTACTAAAACACAAACACGCTTTGAAGAAAGCTCGCTTTTGCGAGATGCACAAACAACGATTGAGTCTGTAAACACGCAGATTGGATCTAACTATAGCGAAGAACTAACGGAAGAAAATCTTGTTAAAAACAACGGGCGGAACTATGGCGAAGGGCAAGTTATCCGTGAAATTTCGGATACCGAAATAGATTTTATCAAGCTTGTATTCACAATCCCAAAGCTTTATTGCGTAGCGCCAGAAGGCCTGGCACGCGGTCAACTGTTTGCTGCACGCATCAAGCTTGAAATTTCTATTCAAGATCAAGGTGGTGCGTTTAAGCGCATCGACATTGAATCCGATGCTGTAACCGATAAAAATGTAATAGAGGGCATCTCAACTTCAGAGTATCAATTTGATACACAACAAATTAACCTTGAAGGATTCAAAGCACCTTACAAAATAAAAGTAAGAAAACTTAAGTTTGTAGACCCAGAAGACGCATTTGAAATTAAATATACAGACCTTGAAGAGCTGCCAAAAGAAACTCCTTTGCAAGATAAGCGTGCTGATACAATTTTTTGGACTAGCATAATTCTTGGCAAAACTATAAAAACTAATTATCCATATACGGCGGTTTACCATCTAAGTATTGATTCAGAAGAATACGATACATTGCCAGCCAGGGCTTATGAAATAAAAGGTAAAAAAGTCAGAATTCCTAGCAACGCATCTGTACGCGATGACGGCAGCTTGATATTTGACGATGATGTGCCTTTTGATGGCAGATTAAAAACAGGTTTATTTTATACAACATGCCCAGTTTGTTGCTTCTACGATATGCTGGTAAGCAAAAGATACGGCTGCGGCGACTTTGTTGAATTCACTAATTTAAGCTGGGTTGATTTAATCGAACTGTCTAAGTATTGCAATGCTTTAGTCGATACACCTGAAGGGCCAGAACCGCGATTCGCAATCAACACAGCGATTGGTTCGCAGGCCGAAGCTTATGGCGTATTGCAAGACATGGCTAGTGTTTTCCGTGGCATGTTGTTTTGGAAAGCCGACACGGTACAAGTAGCTGCGGATCACGGTGAACTAAACCCAACTGAAGATGTACCGGCGATACATGTATTCAGTAACTCTAATGTAGTAAACGGAAGTTTTTCGTATAGCGGCTCTTCACTAAAAACACGCAGCACACGGGTGCGAGTGCGATATAACGATCCAGAAAATTTCTACAAGGCTAATTTTATCGTTATTGAAGACCAGGCTTTAGTAGCAAAATACGGCGTACAAGAAAAAGATGTGGTTGCATTTGGCTGCACGTCTAAGTACCAAGCTCAGAGAATGGGACGTTGGATAATGAAGTCCGAAAAATTTCACGACGAAACAGTAACGTTCTCGGTTGGCATTGAGGGTTTAAATGTATTGCCAGGTCAAGTTTTTGAAGTATCAGATGAAATGCGATTAGGTCTGCGCTTAGCTGGTCGAATCGTTGGAGCACAACGAGACTTTGTAAAGCTAGATCAAACTGCAACATTACCGTCAGGCACAAACAACAAAATTACAGTAGTCATGGCGGATGGAACGATAGAGACAAAAGACATACAAAGTGTAAGCGGAACAAGAGTTGATATTGTTGGTCTCTTTTCACAAGCACCGCCAGATGATGCGCTATATGCAATTAGAAATGATTCAGCCATTTTGGCAAAATATCGTTGCATTTCTGTTGGAGAAAATGAAAATGGTGTTTATAGCATTGTTGGCGTAAAGCATGTTGATGGTATTTATCGTGTTGTTGAAGACCCTGATGCAAAACTAGAACTGCCTCCACCTTTTTTCTATGGTGAGAAGCCAGCAGCACCGCAAGACTTAAAGATTAGGTTCCAGCAAATTGATGAAGGTCGAAACACAAAGACACGCGCCACCGTGTCATGGACAAGGGGTTTGACTGGTCCGGTTGTCAAATTCCGCGTTAATTGGAAGGTCGGTAGCGGTAATAACTGGGAACGAGTATTTACAGCAAATAACTCAATTACAATTGATGATAACTTAATTGCTGGTGAGATTTTATATGTTCGTGTAAGAGCTATTGGCCCTGAACCTGACCGGAAAGTATCTGATTTTGCCAATGCACAACGTGAAATCCCTGTGTTTACAGGTGACGACACAACTCAAGACACAGAAGCTATTGTTTTACCACCTAACCCACAAAACGTACAGATTGAAGTATTAGGAGAAGACCAAGTTATTTTACGTTGGGGAGCTGTCGCAAGTGGTCAAAATCTTGAAAACTTTGTTGCTTATATTAAACACAGTTCCAAGACTGACGGCACAGGTAATTGGGCCAATAGCGTTTTGCTGCGGAAAGTTGCAGCGCAAACTACCTATGCAGTGTTACCATTGCTGAACGGGGAGTATTTAGTTAAATTCAAAAACATAAAAAACCAATCAAGCCTTAATGCTGGAAGCGCAGTAATCAATATTCCAGAAAGCTTGCCACGTTTTAATTTTGAGATTATACGAGAGGATTTATCGCCAGGTGAATTTCCTGGTCACAAAAACAACGTTTATTACAGTGACTTGTATGACGGTTTAGTTTTTTCGGGTGACGCATCATTTGATGCAATATCTAACCTAGACAACTTTAGCAGTGACATTGACGATCATTTCGGCAATCAATTTAGCGAAGGCGAATACATTTTTTACAAAACAGTTGATTTGGGCGCTAAGTACAGTGTTGTGTTGACCAGGCTGTTGTCAGTACGCAGCTTATACAAGAGTGATTTAATTGACGACAGGACAGCTCTTATCGATTCATGGACTGATTTTGACGGTGAAATACCGGATGGGACGGACGTTGAGTTGTATTTCCGCAAGTCAGACTCGTTTTCAACAACATCCGTTTTAGTCAACGAAGACGGTGATGGGATTTTATTTGAAGACTCCAGCGCACCACGGCAAGAATCTGACTTGGCTTTTGAGGAATGGATTCCGCTTGAAAACAATGTGTATGTTGGCAGATCGTTCCAGTTCAAAGCTGTGTTGAAAACTGAACGGGACGACCAAACTCCCTTAATTGATCAGCTTGGAGTTTCGTTGAAGTTTAATCGTCGCACAGAAAACAGCACAACGATTCAGTCAGGAACTTCAACGGCTGGTAAGGCCGTTACGTTTGACAATGCGTTTTACACTGACGCAGACACGAAAGTGACGGTTGGGATAACCGCGTTTGACCTTACGTCTGGCGATTTTTATGAAATGTCGGAACCGACAAGAACCGGTTTTACCATTACGTTCAAAGCGTCAGATGGCCGTGTTATAGATAAGGCTTTCCAATATACTGCAGTAGGATACGGAACAGAACAGCCCTAGGGAATTGTTATGGCTCAAGCCGATGGCAACGTTGCAAACGGCAATGGTGCAGCTGTAAGGGCTGACATCAACAATCAGCTTGCCGCTGCATTTTCTACGCATAGTGGAACCACAGCACCTTCAACAACGTTTCCCTGTCAATTATGGGGCGATACGGCTAACGACAAGCTAATGATCCGCAACAAGCAAGATAGTGCTTGGGTAGCGTTGAGAGGCTTAGATGGTTCGTTCAATGTTCCTGATGGAACTGCCGCAACACCAAGCCTTAACTTTGCTTCAGATACAGATACAGGCATTTATCGTGATTCAACTGACACGATAGGTTTTTCAACTACTGGCGTAAGCCGCATGATTATTGGTGGCAATCTGTCAACTAATGACGGCGGACCTTCTTTGCTTTGGAACACAACAGTAAACCCGATCAGCACATCAAACGCTAACAATGAAGGCGTTCAAATCACGCAACGCGGAAAGATGCACATTGGGCAATCTTCGCGTGTATGTCTTGCTGTAAACAGAATTACTGACGATGGGAAGGTCATAGGAATTCGGCAAAACGGAAACGAAGAAGGCAGCATCAGTGTTAGCGGCTCTACCGTTAGCTATAACGGTGCTCACCTTGCTCGTTATTCACAGCTACCTGGCAATGCGGCAAGGACGCAAATTTTGCGTGGCACTGTCTTAAGCAACATTGATGAAATGTGCGAGTGGGGCGTTGAGGATAATGAGCAGTTAAATCGAATGCAAGTTTCAAATGTTGAAGGTGACGTTAATATCGCAGGCGTCTTTCAAGGCTGGGACGATGATGATCAAATTTATACTAAAGATTTTTATTGCGCGATGACGGGTGACTTCGTTATTCGCATTGCACAAAATGTTGTTGTTGCTCGCGGTGATTTGTTGATGTCTGCTGGTGATGGAACAGCCAAACCGCAAGGTGACGACATTGTACGCAGCAAGACTATTGCAAAGGTGACGAGTACCGTTACATCAATCACTTACCCTGATGGCAGCTACTGTGTCCCATGTGTCCTGATGGCTTGCTGAAATGGCTGATCGTAAAATCACGCAGCTTGCAGAGCTGACAACACCTGCAATAGATGACTTGTTTCTTGCTGTTGACAGCAGCGAGGCAGTTGACGCAGACAAGAACAAAAAAATTAGGTTTGACACTGTTCACACAGCCGTAGCTGATGGAACGGAAGCGGCACCTGCAATAAGCTTTCTAAGTGATTCAAGCGTTAGTGGGTTTTACCGCAGTGCATCGAATGAAATTGCAATCAGTGCCAATAGCACTTATATCGCAAAGTTTACTGCACAAGGTTTTCAATTAGGCAGTGGAACGGCAGCAGCTCAATTACACCTGTTCAGCACTGATACAACGGACCAAGTTATTATTGAAAACACCGATGCTGGCTTAGATACTGCACCTGATTTGGTGTTGTATAGAAATTCGGCATCACCAGCTGCAAGCGATAATCTTGGTAACATCGAATTTCGCGGTGTTAATGCAGCTAGTGAGGACGTTGCTTATGCGCAAATTTTGGCGCAAGTTGTTGATACTGTAGATGCCAGTGAAGACGGCACTTTGCAGTTAATGACTGCTGCGGCTGGAACGACTGGTGCGCGTGTAACGATTAAAAGCGACAAGGTAGGCATCAATGAGCCTGATCCCGCTCATCCGTTACATATCACCGAATCAATTACAAATACTGCACTGTTTATTGAATCAGAAGAAGCCGTTGCCGTTAGTGCTGCCGATATTGTTCTGTATCACCATCGCGGTGCAACTGTTTCAGGTCAAGACGGTGATGTTTTAAGCAGCCTTGTGTTTCAAGGCAACAACGATAGTGCAACACCTGAGCAAGTTGTATATGGAACGATTGAAGCATCAATCGTGGATGCTAGTGATGCTACAGAAGACGGCAAACTTGATTTTAAAGTTCAGTCTGCTGGCTTTTTGACAAGCATGGCGGCCATTAGTGCTGCCAACATCACACTCGGCTCACGCCCCATCATTCCAACGCATACACCAGCATCAGCAACTGCAGCTGGTACGACAGGGGAAGTTGCATGGGATGCGAATTACTTGTACGTCTGTACGGCTACAGATACTTGGAAAAGGGCAGCATTGAGCACTTGGTGACAAAAGGCTAGACTGCACTTAGCAAATGCCGCTAAGAGCCTGAAATGGCGAACGTCAAAATTTCAGAGCTAACAGATTACGCTGTACCTGCAGGGACTGACATTATACCGATTGTTGATCTTGCCAACGATCAAACTAAAAAAGTAACGATCAATAATTTGATGGCAGTAAGCTCGAACGCTGTCACAAGTGTCAATACGCAGACTGGTGCGGTTGTTTTAGACGCCGATGACATCAGTGATGCAGGAACTACCAATAAGTTTGCAACGCAAGCACAACTAGACGCTGCAGATTCCGCAATACAAACTACGGACTCCATTGATGCTTTATCTGATGTAGATACGTCTTCTGTTACTCCAACAGATGGTCAAGCTCTTGTTTGGGATAACACCGCACAAAAATGGGAACCTGGAACGGTTTCTGGTGGTGGTGTCACAAGCGTAAATACGCAGACAGGTGCAGTGGTGCTAGATGCTGATGATATTGATGATACGTCTACTGCACATAAATTTGCGACCGCAGCGCAGTTAAGTGCAGCTGATTCAGCAGTACAGCCTGATTCTGCACCAACATTTACTGCCACGGTTCAAACAACGGAACGAACAATTACGGCTAGCGCTTTTGACTTATCTACTGGAAACAACTGGACCGTAGGAGCAATTACAGTTCCTGCACCAACTAATGCAACTGCTGGAACGTCTGGTTTGATCCGGATTACTGCTGGGCCAGTCGTTTGGAATGCTGTATTTAAATTTCCTGGTGGTAGCGCACCAAGCATCAGCAGCTTTCCAGCAATCATTCCGTTTTATGTCCAAACAAGTTCTGTAATTTTGATGGGCAATGTCGCTGAGGGAATTAACTGATGTTTGGTCAGTACTTTTTTGCAGCACAAGCAGGCGATGTGCCCCTTTCAACTCAAAGTGCTTATTTTCAATCTAGCGACGATACGCAATTAAATCGAACTTGGGGAACTGCTACAAATCAAATTAAATGGACTTGTTCTTATTGGATAAGACGGCAAGGGGGGTTTTCAGCTTCCAGAAGCGTATTTTCAGCAGGTTTTACTGGTCTTTTCGGAAATGTTACTACTCAAGATAAAATGGGATGGAACAGTAGCAATGGAGTTAGACTTAACATCGACGCTTCCGGTGGTGATTCAGTAGTAAACGGCAACACTTCTTTTTCAAGCACTGCTAACTGGGTGCATGTTGTGATTCAATACGATAGTGCTCAATCAAGCAACAGCAACCGCCGCAAGATATTTTTTGACGGATCAGAAGATAGCTACAGTCGGTATGATAGCTTGGATCAAAACTATGTTGCAAACTTTAATCAAAATAGCGCAAAGCATCGAATAGGCCAAAATCTCGATGCTTCGCATAAAGATACAAGTTACGTCACTGAAATACACTGGATAGACGGTCAAGTTGTTGCACCATCTGAATTTTCTGAAAACAACGCTAGTAACATTTGGGTGCCTAAGCAGTATTCAGGGACATACGGTGCACAAGGTTGCTATTTAAATTTTTCAAGTGTTTCCAGCAGCAGTGATTTTGGAATTGATCGAAGCGGCAATGGAAACAACTGGTCCGTTAGTAACATGACGACAGCAAACCATTTGGTTTCAGACCACCCGTCATCAAACTTCAACAGGTACTGACCATGGCTTATACGTTCAAGAACGCACCTCTTCAACTTGGGCAGCCTTTTACTGACGACAGCGGTAATCAGTATCCTGGTAACTGGCTTGAAAGTGCATCAGCAGCAGATCGTGAAGTCTTAGGTATTAGCGAACAAGCTGAATACAACAAGCAATACTACAGCGCAGCAGGTGTAGCAAAAGACCTAGACGAATGCAAAACCGCGTGCAAAAAGCAGCAAAAGGAAAGTGCTTTTGAGCAAATCGAACCAACTGACTGGTTCGTTATTCGTGCGCTAGAAGATCCAATAAAAGCTGTACCTGCAGAGATTGGAAATTATCGTGCTGCAGTACGCTCATGCTGTAATACAAGAGAATCCATTATTGAGGCGGCAACAAGCATTGAAGAGTTAATCACAGCAATGGATTCTTTACCTGCTTGGCCTGTAAAGGTCAGTTGAACTATGATGGGAAAGTCGATTTGTAGACAGTGGATTTAGCATGGCACTCTATCCGTTTACAACTGCGGCTTTAACAAGCCTGACAGCTGCAGGCACCACCAATTCGATCAAGGTCAACGCGCAGGCAGTTACGTTCCAGGTGACTGTGAGCAGCATTGGCACCAATGTGGTGGTGCGTTTTGAAGGCAGCTTGGACGACACCAACTTCTTCAATCTGGATCAAGACGAGCTGGATACGACAATCACCGCAAACGGCACCCGTGGTTTTGCGTTGAACGGCTGTCCTGTTGAATATGTGCGGTTGCGTCTCGTGAGTCTTACGGGTGGAACGCCTACTGTCGCTTGTGTTGTTGGTGCACTTTGATTTGAGATGACACAAACTCTACGTTCCAGCATCAAGGGTGCGCTGAATCGCAGCATCAAACCGGGTTTACTTTCACCTGCACAATTTCGCGGCAGTACGCTCGATCTAGATTTTGCTGGAGCGAAGTCATTAAAGAATCAAATTGGCAAGAAAGATGTCGTTAGTTTCACGCGTGCGAGCAGTGGAACGTATGTCGATGGTGACGGTCTGATTAAGACCTCGCCTGTGAATTTGTTGACTTACAGCGAGGAGTTGGACCATTCATCCTGGGGTGGTTTTAGAAAGTCAGTCACGGCTAATGTATTAGCTGCACCAGATGGAAC